TCAATCATCATCCATATCAAACAGACTTCCAAGCATGCTTTTTGTAGAATTATCCATCTTCGCAGATGTATCAGCTGCAAGTTCATTGTCCAAAGCCTCAACATCTGTTACATGAATACTCCCATTAACAGGCACACTATTCGGTACCATTCCTGTCATCTGAGACATCGAAACAGCTCCCATATTCACCTGCTGTGCCATTGCACCGAGAACCCCGGCAAACACATTGTTAGCCACAGTCTGCGATGATTCCTTTACAATCTTTGTAAACTCTTCCCTCGAAAGTAATATTGCCTCACTAATCCAGTCCTCTATAGACTTTTCTTGGTTCTCTTTTTGCTCGTCTTCGATTGCAGTGAGTATTGCTTTCTTGATTACTTCAGTCAGATTAAAAAATCCCGGCTGGCTGGACTTTTCTTCCAGCCAGTCAAGGATTCTCTTATCACTTTCATTCTTTGGATTTAACCGGAATGATATTGCATTTCCCATAAGTACCTCCTATCCGAGATTCTCTGCTAGATAGCGGTATCCGATGGCATTTGCTTTCACATCCGTTACATACTGTATGTTCCTGCCATGTGTTCTGCCAAAACGCTTCATCACACATGCTCCGCCGCCCACATATACAATATTCTCATGCAATAAATCCACCTTAATCTCACGAAGCTTTGCTTCTACTTCATCTGCATACTGCTGTAATCCCTTTTCAACAAAAGGGACAAATTCAGCATTTACATTAGACTGCATCCCACGGATAACATCAATAATATCATCCTCCGGAATTTCGCATTTGAGCTTTGGTAACGCATCCTTCTTAATTCTCTCAATGGCTGTAATCAGTCCCAGCTCATAAGTGTAAGCATCCTTATCCATTGGAATCCTGTCACGGACACTTAACACATCCAATGTCCATGAACCTAAGTCAATACATCTTAATCTGTCCAAGTCTCCCATACGATTTGCAATCGCTGCATAACACTGGGCATAAATCTTTACCTTATCAATAAAGATTGAATAATGAACTCCTTCAAAGGTAAAAGAAATTCTTTCCTTATGCCACAAATAATCACGAAATTCCTTTCTCTCAGCACCAAACAGTGTAAGTGGCACTCCTGCATATAATTCCACATGCTCTGTTTGTGTTTTCCCCTGATACTGAAGCTCCTTTGCAATTCCCGCAAGAGTTAGCAGAAAATAATTCTCATTCTCTGTCTTGGTTGCCTGTTTTCCAAGTCTTCCCTGACCTACGATATACTTCTGTCCCTTATACTCCAGCAATCCATGATTGGTAAGTGGTGTATAATCCACCGGAACAACTGAAGTTTCCATAAAGATATGCTCTCCCTTAATGGAACTCCAGCCGTGATCCAGTGCAATCTTAACAGGTGCCATAGTTGTTTCAGTCATAAATAAATTCTCTCTCATAAAATTCTCTCTTTCTCCGGCATAACAACCGGTGTGCATAATATTTTCGTTCTGTGCTGCAGTCGCTCCTGCATTAGTGATATTGGTAAACAATCTCTCCATAGATAACCTCCTCCGCAAGTCTCTTTGCCTGCTCCTGTATTCTCCACATTTCCATAGTGGAATGCTTGTCTTTCGGCTTATGCTTTGCAATATACTGATTCATAATCCTATCAAGCATCTCATACGCCTCCTCATTCACTTCCTGTGCTTTGACATAAAGTTGTCCCATTCTTATATGATGGCTATACCTATCAGGGTGGTTTTCTTTCATATAGGAAATCCATAACAGCCCATACTTTCCGATATCTGCATTTGTTACACCAAAATCTCCATCCGGCTTAATCTCTTCAATACTGATATCAGGATAAAAAACACCATCAATCTCGGTATAAGTACCACCCATTGCTTCATATAAAGATAATTCTCTGCTCATTGTCCTACCTCCATTCTGTTATCTTGCTCTGCCTCGGCTAGTGTGAGAACTATGCTTTTTCTCATGCTCGTGCTTCTCATACCATTCCTTCAAAAGCTGCTCGATTAAATCCGTCTTTTGCTTTGGTGTATAATCTTCCGGAAAATACTTTGCTACAGAATCTGCCCGAAGCTTAATCTGCTCTCTCTGGTTTGGTTTTTCCTGCTCAAGTATGGAAAACATCACATCCATATCAAGGTTACCCGACTGGCTCATACGCTTCATACGGTTCGCCTGTGACAGGGAAGGTGTGCATTGCTCCACCTCCATTACCTCATAAAGCTCATACTGCTGTTCCTCCGTCAGATAGGAAAGCTCCACAGCTATGGTAAAAGCAATCTTTCCATCATCTACCATATCAAGAAGCTTGAGGATAAGATTTGTAAGGCGGATATAACGCTGTATGGTCATGCGGCTCTCACCCATCTGTTTAGCCAAATCCTCATTGCTATTAATAGCCCTCTCTGTGATTTCATCCTGCTGAATTATCCAATTTCCAACTTCATCGTGGCCGGACTGCAAAGGATATATCTTCATAGTAGGATTCTCCAACTTCGTTCCATCTTGGTCAGAGGTTCCCGTCACAATTTGTGACGAAGATAACTTTTTCCCAACTTGGGAAGAAGTTATCTTTTCGCCAACTTGGCAAAAAGTTAAATCCGTTCTTGCTCCCTGCCTCTTCATTGCCTCCAGCTTCATCTTATAAGCAAACGCTTTCTCACTTGGCTTCAGATGCTCACGCTGTAAATTGCTATCAACCATGGCAATCACCGCTTGATTATCATCCAAATCTCGAACTACCACAGGCATACAATTAAGTCCCGCCCATTTACATGCAGCTTTTCTTCTATGCCCTGCAATCAGTTCATAGCCACCATCCTCTCTCGGTCTTGCAAGTGCCGGGACAACCACACCTTCTTTCTCAATGCTCTGCATTAATTCAAAAAGCGCCATATCATTTTCTACCTTAAATGGATGCCCTTTAAAATCATGCAATTCCGATAAGGGAATCATTCTGATATCGGTTTCCACCACAGCACCATCGTTTTGTTGTGGAAAAGAATACAATTCTTCTTGTTTCTTCATAAAATCAATTACCTCCGATTAAATCAATTATTCTCGCACATTTTTCCGAGAACGAAAAAGAGCCGCTTATTTCCAAAATCACTTGAAAATAAGCGGCTCAGACCACTTTGTTACTTTATTGAATTGTTAGTTATTTTTGATGAAATATGAACGACAGATTTTTGTGTTTCCGAACTACACCCTCACAACCACTTGTACGTTTACACCACTGGAAATTGCCTTTTTCTTGTCTTTTCGTTCACTTTGAGAAAACAGGATATGTCGCTCAAAGTGCCTAAATTCAAGGAGTTTCAGGTATTTTTCCTTTGGAGCATTGTCACTGTCTCGACGTGATAAGTCTGTTGAAACACCATTTTTTCTATCTCTCCGCATATCTCTAAAGTTCTTTTAATCATTGTAAAATCAGACTTTTTCAAAAAGTTCAGAATTAGAAATCTTTTCCGTTCTCTGCGTATCTTGTGGGGCGGTGGCAATATGGTGGCACTGCCACCGCTGAACCCTTGACCTTGCTTATTCCTTCATAGCACCTGTATTTTACCATGCTACAATACCGCTGACAACTCATATAAGCGTTATATAGGGCATTTCTACCCCACACCCCTATATTTTATCATTAGCGTTCTTTAGGCTTTCTGACAAGGCATATAAGAATAGCAACCAACAGCACCACTTGAATGATCTGCAACCAATCCATACTGTTATCTTTTATAGAATCATCCACCGCTGTCTGCTGTTGTTCAGCATTGATGCTGATGTTGTATTTTCCATCTACCACTTCAATCTTGCAGTCAACACCCTTTGCATCAATGTTCAGATTCTGCACCGGGTCAGAAATCTTGACCGTTTCATCCATTCCGGCAGAACTTGCAGCCACTTCATTGCTGTTTGGATAGACAATATATGTATTGTTTTCATGCTGCGGGGTGCTATCTTGAATAACAGGCTGTGATGTGTCCCCAGTTGCTGTCTGATAATAGTTGTTCGTTGTATTTGTCGTTGTGGTTGTACTGGTGTCACCTGTGCTATTTACCTTTGAATTATCAACCCGGCTGCTTGAATTATCGGTTGTAGTATTAGTTGTGGTGCTATTCACTGTGTCCCCACTGCTTACAGTGCTTGTATTGGTGTTTGTAGTGTCCGTTGTTGTATTGCCTGAATTTCCCGTATTGACTGTATCATCAGATTTTGATTGATCTGTTTTACCATCAGGTTCTTCTTTCCCCGGCTGTGTTGGTTCAGGTGTTTCACTTGGTTCTGTTCCGGGTTCGGTTTCATCCGGCTTTTCCGTGTCTGTTGGTGTTGATGGCTCTGTTGACGGGTCAGTTGATGGTTCGGAAGGCTTTGACGGGTCAACCGGGTCTGTTGGTTCAGGTGTTTCCGGCTGCTTTTCTGAATATTCCAATTTCAGCAGCGCATTTTCCTTTGTTGGGTCTACATCAGGAATATAAATATTTTCATCAAAATCATAATCACAGACCCACCCGGCAACTTCAAAATTGTCCGTACTGAACAGTTCATTGAGTTGTTCAACTGTATCTGTCAATGTTGTCACACCTGAAACCTTGGTTGCAATATCAGCACCGCCATTCACTGAACTGTTTGCATACACTTTTGTTCCTGTAATAATTGTATTTCCGGCATTAGATACACCACCACCAAAGTCATTCGCCTTGTTTCCTGTTATTGTCCCGCCTGTTATCGTACAGGTTGCAACATACGAGCTGTTATCAATAGCACCGCCACAAGTAACTGCACCGCAATTTTTTATATTGCAGTTATTGATTTCAACCTGTGAATCCCCCTGTATTTCAATAGCACCGCCCGCAAGGGCATAACTGTTTTCAAAAGTACAATCATTGAACACGCATGAACCTGACTGAATTTTTACCGCACCGCCAACACTCCCGCTACTTGAATAATTTTCACTATTTCCAAAATCATTGAACTTGCAATTTGTGAAAGTTGTTTCATACTTGCTTGTTATCCAAGAATAGGATGAAGCAATCCCACCACCGTCAAATGTTATATTCGTTACCGCTTCATTGATGTATTCAAAAACAATACGGCTATCTGCTGAACCTCTCTTTATGGTCAAATGCTTGGAACTGCTGCCGATTTTAACATCAGTACCTAAATCAATTTCACCATGAACAACAATTATATCACCATCCTGTGAATACTGTACTGCATCCTTGAAATCATACCAACTTGATACAGAATGAATAGTTGATGTTGTTTCTGCTTTGACTGCCATGCTCACCAAGTTCACACACAACAGGCATACCAATAGCACACTGACCACAATCTTCTTTTTCTTCATCTTCTGAAACCTCCAAAATAATATTTTCCCCATAGGACAGGGTAAAAGTATTGTATCAGGGATTCATATAACGCTTATATAAATGCTTGGTTGAATTACTTGATAAACTAAAAGCACGGTTATTTGACCGTGCTTTCATCAGCAGATTCTTTCATATACTCTGCAAATTCTTTCTTTAATTCTTCCGGGGCATCCTCTGTCAGATGCCAGTTGTCAGGTTCAGGGACAAAATAAGGACTGTCCCAATATGAAGGCATTGATTGTGACATATTATTTCACCCCTTTTTTATTTGCCTTAATAATATCATCTTTCAAGCCAAAACAAAAGTCCCTGATCTGCACCAAGGACTTTTGCATTTCCTGTGTTTTATCCTATCCTATCCACAACAATGAAGCGTTGACCTTCTTGCTGTCTTATCAGAATGACACCATCACCGACAGCCAAGCCATTGTGTACGGTGACTTCAATCGTTCCGACAGCATGAACGTGTGACGGGGAAACTGGTACTGTCCCTGAATTTACATCCCCGGTATAGTAATAATTCTTGATATTCCCCGCCGTTATCTTAGTTTTGAAATCTGTCACGTTCCTTGAAAGAATCAACTGTTTTTCACCCAGTATCATCTTCTGTTCAACATTGATTTTCAGCGGTGAAGCACTCACCACTTTACCAAAATACACATTTACGGGTTTTGTTGATTCCATGGCATCAATCGCTGCCTGATGTACTTTTTTTACAATTCCATTTGCATCCATCTTTTATTTTGCCCCTTCCGTTATAGATTCTATTGCTTCACCCATTGCATCATCTAATGCAGTGATAAAACCATCAAGGTCAGTATCAGATGAAACATTATTGTTGTTTGTTTGGTTGATAGTTACTTCTGCGGTTGTGAATCTGTTAATTGCTTCTTGCTCTGCAATGTCACGCAAATACTTCAATTCATCCTCTGATACTTCCAAAGAATCCTTGATTTTGCCTGTGTTATCGTCAATGTTTCCAATGCTGTCACCCACGCCTGAATTTGCTATTGCATCATTGAACCCTGATGTGTAATCACCCACATTAGGAATATCTGTCTGACCAAATACATCCGACAGACTAAAGTTTGAAACCTTATCAGCAATACCGTCACCCCATGCTGCACCCGCATTGAACGCATCTGATGCCCAACCGTCCTGAAATGCATCAAAGGTTGTAAAACCTTCATTGAACGCATCACTGATTGACTGGTAATCTTCTTTGTTTCCGGCTGCTTCACTTGCTTTGGCTGCATAGTCATCCGCTGCGGATGAAATGCCTGAATAGTCAAATTCAACAAACGGTAACTTATTCAGTGCTGAACAAATACCTTCAATGACTGAAAGTGCCGTGCTTAACAGGTTGTAAAACCATGACTGAACAGAACAGATTGCATTGTGAAATGCCGTCATCATATTGGATGCAAGTGCTGCAATGGCGTTTCCAATACCCAAGGCAATGTTTGCCACGGTTAGACCCAAGTTCTTGAAGAACTGAATCACCACGTTCACACCACCAGTAATCACACCGAACCCTGAATTTGCAATACCTGTCATCTTTGCAATCGCATTACATACGGCAAAAATTATTGCTATAAGTGCTATAATCAGTACAATAATCCACACAATAGGACACGCATACAATGCACCGTTATAACCCATCTGTGCAGCAGTTGCAGCCATTGTCTGACCCGTAAGTGCTGCCATAACACCGATTTTTGCAGACATTGCCACTGAATGAATTGCTGTTGCAGCAGCGGATGCAATTTCTATTCCCTTCACAATGCCAAGGTATGCTGCATATACAGCCAGTGCAGCAATGACACCGTAAATGATCGGACTGATAACAGACCAATTATCCGCAATGAACCCGCCAACAGTTCCGATCAAGTCAAAAATATTCAGCACAACATTTGAAATGACTGCCATTGCTTCAATCACACCATTAGCAAAATTTTGAACAACTGTACTATTTGCAAAGTCATTTATTCTTTGCAATACAGGTTGAAACGCAACTAATGCTGCATTTTTTATATTTTGCCAAATATCTGACCATGTTAACGGTAACGTCGCAAATGCTGCATTGGTTTCGTCTGCTGCTCCAAGCATTGCTGCAATGATAATATCAGAGGTAACCTGACCATCTGCTGCAAGGTCTTTAATTTCACCTTGCGCAACACCCATATAATCAGCAATAGTCTGAATTACCATTGAACCGTTTTCCATGACAGAAGTAAGTTCATCACCGTTCAATGTTCCTTTTGCTAAAGACTGTGTAAGCTGCAACATTGCAGAACTTGCTTCCTCTGTGGATGCTCCTGACAACTTCATCTGTTTATTTAACTGATTGGCAAATGCAACTATTTCTGCTGAACTGCTGAACGTATCACCCGCAAGTGTTCCAAGTTTAGCAACATTAGATGCCATATCCCCAAATGAACCTCTTGCGTCCTGTGCTGCTGCATATACCATGTTGGTCAGTTCCTGTGTGGATTGCAGATTGTCATTCATCAGATTCAGCCTTGCTGTTGTGCTTGCAAGTTCATCAGAAATATCCAACGCCTTACCGACTGACTGAATACTGACATAGGCTGCAACTGCCCGTTTGATGGTGTTGGTCAGTTCATTTGCCTGTTGTGTTCCGGCTGAAATTTCCTGATTGAAACGCCCCTGTTCATCCACATTGTCACGGATGTACCTTTCTGTGTTGCCAACAGCATTATTAAGCATATTCTGCTGTGTAACAGCCTGATTCAGTGATCTTTCTATTGCTGAAAGTTGCTGTTCAATTTCATTGCCACCTAAACCAAACGGATTTTCTACTGAAAAGGCAAGGTTTGCTTGTATCTGCTCTATAAGAGCATTTACCCGTGACACTCTGTTAGTGACTTCATCCGGCAATACATCAACCGTTGCAGCAGTTTGGTCAATCTGCTGTTGCATTGATAATACATCATTCAGTTGATTTCTGATATTTTCGATACGTTGACCAATTTCACCTGTCGGGGGTGCGTTTGGCTGAATATCCAATGTTAAAGGTTCAGGATTTTCAACCAAAGGGTCAGGAAGTACCGGGTTTACATCCACGTTAATCACCTGACCGTTTCCCCCATCCACAACAGGCTGTGCAACACTTGATGCTGTTGGTCTGCTTGCTGCTGCATTAAGTTCATCCATAGCAGCAGTTGCTTGATTGATTTCTTCTGTTGCTGCCTGAATACTGCTTGTGTCAACATTTGAACTAACAGCCTGTGATGCTTCATATGCAGCAGCAGTCATGTTATACATAGATTCAACAACACCCTGTGCAACATTAGAAAAATTGTCCTGTAAGACAATACCTGTTTGAATGGATGACATTCATTCACCTTCTTTCTAAAAATTTCTTTGCTTTACTTTTGAATTTATCTAAAAATGTCGGCTTGGGTTGGCTTGCGATATATTCAGCCTTAACACACCGTCTTTTTATTTCCCACTCCAACACATTAAGATACATTTTTACATAGGCATCAGGCTTTTCAACCTTCTGCATTTTCTGTTGTGCATATTCCAGTTGTTCATCTGTATGCCCCATAACACGCAACAGCATCTTTCTTGTGATCTCATACGCCGGGGCAGCGGTATTCAACACCAAAATCCCCTGATCTGTTAGAAAAATTTCCTTGTCCGGGGTAGTTCCCGGCAACAGGGTCAGTTCTTTGATGAATCCGGCTTGAACATGGTACTGGTTGACACACCAAAGATTTTCATTCACAACTTCAATGTTCCCGTTCATGCTTGTCCCCTGTTCCGATCAGTGCATCAACTTCTGCAATGATCTTTCGTAATTTGCTGATATATGGTCTTAATAACTGCTGACAGTAAACAGAATTTTTGATGTGTTTCTGATATTTTCCGCTTGCCTGTTTCAATTTCAGCAGTTGGAATTGAATTGTTTCCAAAAGAACCGTACTTTGGTCAATGTTCATCTTTCTGTCAGGTGTCACCCAGTCCTTTGTGATCTTCCCGGCAATATTCTTCTGTATCACTTTCAGTAATCGTTCAGCCTGAATGGAATAACCCTGATAAACATTTTCAAATCGTTCCTGATTATCCATGAAAAGGAAATTGTTCACCTTGACGGGTTTATTCACTGAATTTCTTTTCAAACTGTTTTCAATATGTTTCAGTTCCTTCCTGTTATGACGTACTGTTTTCATCATTTCTTGCCCCTTTCTGACCTCATATAACCGCCATATAGCAGTTATTGGTTGTCCTGTGCTGAATCGTCTGTATTATCAAATATTTCCGGGTGGCAGTCGGCAAATGCATCAATAGCATCCCGCAACAAAAACTTACGGTTATACTGACCTCTGAACGGTTTCAAATTGACTTCTTTACGTGCCACATCATAAGACTTCCGTTCAATAAATATCTTGTAAAGCATTTGATTATATGGCAGACCACGCACCTGTTGAATTTCTCTTTGCAGATTCCATTGTTGCATTTGCAATTCTGCAATCTTGTTATTGATTTTTTCCTCTGTGTCAACCATTCCAATGATTGCATTCTCCAACCCTTGCCCGGAATGTGAAGTCTGAACTTTAACGGGTGATATAGCCATAGTTGTTGAAGTTGCCCGGTCAAAAAATTCTGACCGTTTTTCATATAACTGTGTGATCTGCCTTTGTATATCACGCCCACGTTGCAAATATTGCTTTGCAATCATGTGTTTTTCTTTTTTCGTCACTCCCTTTTTCCCACCTTCCTGACAAATAAGGGTGCAGCATTACACCGCACCCTTGAAGTCTTTGATTATTTGAAAAATCCCGGATATTCCAAAGACACCTGTTCATATAATTTTCCAACCTTCATCATGCTGTCACTAAGGCAAAGTGTAATATATGGCGTTGTGTCTGATAATCTGTTGATAACTGAACCATTATAGTCAGGCTCTCCATGCAGTCCGGCACTAACAAGTAGCGGAACATTTAACGCACTTTTTACTTCTGCAAAAGTATCTTCATAGCCAATAATTGCACCCGTCCGACCAATATAATCATCCAACAGGTCAATGCATTCAGGATTATATGATGCTTCTAATGCAAGGGCACGGTCATTTTTACTTCTGAACATGGTTTCAATCATTTTCAAAGTTGAACGTGACCCCTTGATTGGTTCTAATGCAGTACGCAACACTTCAGCAGTCAACCCAGTACCGCACATTTCAATGACCTTTAATACATTGGCAACTTCCTGTGGGTCTGCCTTTTCATCATCTGTTATATTGATCTGATAGGTATTCACAAACTGCTGCACAACCTCTTTCAGTTCATTGGTCTTTTCCTGATTGATCGTATTCAGTTCTTCTCTTAATTTCTTCAACAGTTCTTCTCTGCCGTATTCTGAATATCTACGATCTGTATTTAATTTCTGAATTGCATCAGCAATTTCCTTTGTTCCTTCTCTGTGCTGATGTATGATCGTTACCACCTGTTTGGCACAAGTTTCATAAAATTTTTCTGCCATGTTTTTTCACCTCTTTCTTTTAATGACTGATAATACAACCGCCACCCAGTAAATCATTGGTTAATTCTCCCGGCTTAAACTCTGAAATATGTTTCCAAAGATTCATGCTCTGATCGTCAGACAAGATTCCCCTGAATCTTTCAATTTCTGAATCAATGTACTGTTTGATGTTTGCCTTTTCAGATAATGCCCTTGCAAAGTTATCTGCTGCATTTCTGTCAACTGGTACATCATACCCCGCATAGACTGCTGCATCTTCTTTCATTCCGGGCATAAGAGCCGGGGCATGAAAAAACAGATATACAAACGCATCTGCAAATTTCTTTTCCTGTTCTGTAAGGTTATTCATTGCTTATATCCTTCCTTTCTGTGATTTTCGTTTTTATTTAATTCTACCACATATTGTATCTATTTCTATATTACGATACCATATTTAGTATTTTTATTAAAAATTTCCATAGACAACAAAACCCTGATGTGTTATATTATTTATGCTTAATTTCAAAGTTATTGCTGAAAGCAAAAAAGCAAACCCCCGTGTTGATCTTGTCCAATGCGGGGGTTTTGCTATACTCTGTTCATTCTCTGTGTCCTTTCTGCACATAAAAACAACCGCCTGTGACCTTATATAACGGTCATATAGCGGTTGTTTCTGTGTCTGGGATAATTTCTATGTATTTTTCTCTGTAATCTTATATAAAGCACTTGGTGTTAATCCATATTTACGTTCTAACTCATCCCAAGAATACCCATGATAAAAGTCTTTCATAATTGCTTCACGCTGTTCTTCCTTGGAAATAAACCCGCCCCGGGTATAGTCCCCAAAAGTCAGGTGTTCTTGGTTGAGAAGTTCAGCAATAACCCTGAACTGTTCAACACCTATTTTTTCCCTTAGAATCTGCAAGTTTCTTGTATTTCTGTTCATTCACCTTGTCCTTCCTGTCAGGGTTTCCACAATGTAACCATTCGGAAACCCCAACCATTCAAAACCGCTATTTTCCTATGTTTCTTGTCATCCGGCAGCAGTTAAAACCACCATTTGCCACCCTGATGCCGTCCAAAACATCAGTTATCTTCATTTTCATTTAGAATACGCTCTAATTCAGCAATCTTCTTTTCCTGATCGTCAACCCTGATACCGCTTAAAATCACGTTACACGTTGCAGTGATGCTATTAGCGGTCTTGGTATCAATTTCCCCCTTATAGGTCATATTGGCAACCTTTGCCAGTGCTTTTCTGATATTGTCCGGGGTATCAAGTTTCAAATTTCTTTTTGCCATTCTATTCACCTTCTTTCAGTAACCATAAACCATCAACCGCTGCTAATATTTCTTTAATGCGTTCATCAGATGGATTGCCGTTCACAAGTTCACTCAACTGTTCAGTAGTCATCCTTTCAAATACTTCCTTTTTCCTAATCTGTGCTTTTGTATCAGCCTGAACCATTGCAGCCTTTACCAATCTATCAAGTTTTTTCACAACATCACCGCCTATTCTTTCAGATCATCAATAAATATTCGTAGGTCTTTATCATTCGGGTATTTTTCAGCAAGTTCTTCCAATGCTTTCATAGCATCATCAACAGATTCACAAGTGCTACATATTGCCTGTGTTATACCGCTGCCCTTTTTTCCGTTCCAAATATCACCCCTTGCAACCCATTTACCCGGTTCTTCTTCTGATGGATAAATAAAAGCAACTGCAAGGCGTTCATATCCACATTTTTTCTTTGCTTTAATTATCAATCTATCTACTTTTTTCATGTATCTTTTACCTTCTTTCTTCCCAAACATAGGGGGTGTATATAACAGAATCCCTTTATTTTCCTATGTTTCAGGGACTTTTTCACGGCAAAACCGTATATAAAAAGCCTTTGTTTTAATGCCATTTCTTGCATTTTGGTATTTAAAAACCGCCATTTTATAATGCAGTTACTTCCGGGTGCATCTGATAGCAAACTTGACAACATCCGTGATATTCAGATCACAATTCACATCAAATCTTTCACTTCTTCCCTGTAATTCCATCAGTTTATTCACCAACAGAATGAAACTAACACGTTCCACCCAAGAATCTTGTAACAATGTTTCAACCTTGTCATGCAGTGCCGGACTTCCAAGCAGCAAATTATATTCACCATTATCTGCTACCACCTTCACCCGGACTTCATCAGCATTAAGATAATCACCTTTTACATCCCATTCAACACTTGATATTTCCTTGATTTCTCTAACTTTTTCAATAAACTGTTCACCTGTCATTTTTTCTTTTCCTTTCTGTTCAGTACAAGTTGGTACAAGGTACAAGTTTTCTTTTCTATTCTCTATATTCTTCTTTTTATAAAAATGATAAGAATAAATATTTTTTTGATATATAATGATTTTGTTTTTTAACTTGTACTACTTGTACCGCCTTGATTTTTCAAGGTTTTGAACCTGTACCCATAACATTTACTAAATTGTACTAACCTTGTACTTCCATAAATAAATTGAATTTTTTACCATTTATCTTTTTCTGTTTTACTTCTGTTCCCAATAATTTATTGATACACTTTGAAAAAACTATATTGCTAACAGGTAATGCGAAACCATTATCTGCCATAAACACCTGATACCGCTTGTAAACTTCATTCGTCGGCTGATTTATTATCATTTCTTTTCCCGTGTTTCTGATAAATGCAAGTATAGGATTGTTTTCTTCCTCGTATTCATCCAACTGGTGCTGAACCTTGTCAGAAGATGTAAAACCTTGATTTTTCCTTACTCTGTCTAATCCGGTAATTCCCAAACGTATCAAATATTCAACGCTGTCCTGTTGAATCAGTTTATATTTGATATTCACATCATAATCAGGATCAGCACGGGTAAAAGTGGCATTGAATGGAATAATAACCAAACGCCTACGAACTGCCCCAGTCTTGTCCTTCATACGGGGAATATCATTGGCACTGAATAACAGTTTGATGAACGGGTTGAACTCAAACGGGTCTTGTCCTTTACGCTCTGCCTTGATGCGGTTACCTGTTACTATTTTCTTGAACACGCTGACCTGTGAACCTTGAAGGAAATCATCACCAATATCATCACCAATGTTTGCCAGTTTGCCGAACATCATTGAAGTATTGAATCTGTCCCCCAGTTCTTTCAGGTCAAGTGCTGAAATATTCCGATCACCAAGGATTGCTTTGACACAATCCAAAAATGTACTTTTACCGTTGGACTTGTCACCTGTCAGGATGAACGCCTTGCCTAACTCATTTCTTCTGTAAAAGCAGTAACCAATACATTCTTCCAACAACGCCCTGATTGCTGCATCACCACACGCTAACTTGTTCAGTGTACTGTCTGCCAGTTCAGAATAGGCATCCGGCTTGTAGTCCCAAGGAATCTTGTTAGTAATAACAATGTCTGTGCTAAATGGTTTCAGTTCCCCAGTAACAAGGTCATATACACCGTTGTTGAAAGCAATCAAATTTGCATCTGACTGTTCTTTTTCATCACAAATCAGCATCAAATATTTGAACACTTCTTTTCTTTGCACATCCTTCAAGTTTGGTATCACATCTATCATTGCTTTTTCAATGTCTTTGTACGCACTTGTATAAACACCATCTTTATAAACATGAAGCTGATTATTTATAATTACTATGTGATACATATTTTTTAAATAGACCGCAAACTTGTCAAACAGGAATGTGCTGCCAAGGAAAAAAACAGGTTTCTGAAAAGCATCATCACGCAAGATCACTTCCAGTTCATCATCTGACAGCGGTTGTTTCAGAACAAACTTATTCAAGATGCGGATGCACTCACGGGTTTCTTCAACAGTGAAATCATTTGCAGTAAGGGTCAGGATGTAATTGAAAAGTGCCTGATTCCTTCCGTCCCCGGCATCCATATCAACAAAGTCTGCGGTTGCCTTGACCGGGAACAACCACTTGGGAACTTCCTGATACTTTCCACCTTCTTCAATGTCCCATTCACAAAATCTTTCTTCACCGTCAATCTTGATAACCTCATAGGATAACTTACTGCCGACTTTTATATCAGCAGTAAGACCAACCGCCAACTGAACGTGTGTCCTGTTCCTTGCAATGGTATGATTCTTGAAAAGAAAATGTTTTCCCCTACTGGTACAAAGGACTTTACAGTCAAGTTGCAGTTCTTCCACAATGTTCATCAGAATTTCAGATTGGTCAGAATCATCAATGTCAATAAGGATAGTGTCATCAGCCAAAACCCCGCCGAACCCGTTCAGGTTCTTCACTTCATCATAGGTTTTCCATGTGGTTCTGTTTTTCAGTTTTTCAATGCTTGCCTTGCCCTTGGTTTCTATGAACCCTTTATATAATTTGCTCATAATCATCTATCACCCCTTACTTTCCGCAAGAGTTGATAACCTCAAGAATCTTTTGCTTTTCTTCTTCCGGTAATTCTTTCCTCAATTTTCTATTGACAGTGTTTTCACTCACACCAAGCAATTCACCAAGTTTCCACTGTGTGATTCCCTTCTGTTTCATTGCATTACGAATTTCTTTGTTTCTCATATCATTCATTCCTTTCATTTTATAAAATTTAGTGTTGACTTTCACCACCACCACCACTATAATGCAATTATAAGGTACTCATATGAATACTTTCAAGGTACTCAAAAGTACCAATTTATGAACAAAGCAAGTAGGAAGGACACGGGTGAAGCGATAGGGCTACACGCAAGTGACATGGTGGTCAGGCTGCCGGATAGCAGATAGAGCGTGTGAAGAATAAACATGACCCGTCAAAGTAGTTGAAGAAAACAGGAACGGTAGGGCAAGAAAGCACAGTGTACCGCACTATTTGAAGAAAGCGGACAGGCTGAACCAATCGGCACTTTACCCCTAAAACAAGAAACCGTTAAGTGGAAGAATCAACCGCACGAGATGACACAGCACTTTGTTCAAATTCCAATGAAAGGGGGCAAATGATTGACCAAGCGGATGTATAACGCATCTGTTATTGCCGAACGTATCAAAACACTAAGAAAAGAAAAAGGCATCACCCAAAAAGAACTTGCTGACGGTGCAAAAATTGGTTTAAGTACAGTCAAGCAATATGAAACCGGGAAACGTGTTCCTGAAAAACACAATCTTTCACTTATTGCAAACTACTTTGGTGTTCTTGAAGGTTGGATTGTAGGTGATACCCCATATAAAACCATCTTTGAAAAAATAGATGGTGAACTGGGTGAAGAAAGGCTTTCAGATCTTCGGAATCAAGTTGAAATTCTAACATGGTTAGAACATAACTTTGATTTTCATTGTGAAGATTACACGGCTGAACAGTTGCAAAAACTTGATGAAGAAATCAGAGAATTTATAAAATTTAAGATTTCTCAATTACAAAAACAATAACCTTCTGTCACAGGTGTTGCAGCACCTTGAAGGTCAAGGAATAGGGATAATCAAACACATGAAAGGATGGGAACTCATGGGAAAAGTAATCAATATAGAAGATCATAGATATAACATCATTCACCCGGATGAAGTACATACCCGGTGGGAGTTTTCTATTGATCCTGACAGGAAGGAAAAACCTTATATTACTATAAAATGTGGAGTAATGTACGGCTTTAATGGGTGGACGGTTTATATTTTCTGTTCTTCATATGATGAAATGCTTCAATGCAGAACACAAGCAATGGAACAGTTAAAGCAGCAAATTCCACTCATGGGATAATTCAAGAAAGGACGGTTAGAAACTATGAAAGAAAATACTATTAACCTTAATGAGATTGATCTTAACAATCAGACTGCATTGAGTATTTTAACAGCAGCGTCTAAGGCAATCGCATATGAAGAAGATACAGTTAATATTGATCTGATGATTGATGCAGCAATCCGCTATTTACAAGATACTAACACAATGTTGAAAGAAATGTAAAAATTGACCCCTTTACCGTTGCAGCGGTTCAGGGGTCAGGGATAACCAAACACCAACCAAGGAATAGGATGATATAGGCTATGCAACCACAATTATATCATCCATTGCCTATAAATTCAATTACAGAAAGGATGATATTATGAAAGGTTCAGTAAGAAAAAGGGGGGCAACATGGTCATACTATTTTGACCTTGGAAAAGTTGACGGGAAACGCAAAAGGAAAGAAAAGAAAGGCTTTCGCACCAAGAAAGAAGCAGAAGCAGCACTTGCCAAGGCTCTGAACGAATACAACAATGCCGGAGCAGTCTTTGAACCTACTGAAATCACGGTTGCTGACTACCTGAACCAATGGTTTGACCTGTACTGCAAGACCAACCTGAAATATAATACACAAGTCGGTTATTTGCGAATCATTCAGGGGCATTTGATTCCCAAGTTTGGCGTGTACCGCCTGAAAGCAATCACCCCGGCAATATTACAGGAATATGCCGTTGAACTGAAAATGAACGGCAATTCTAAAAGTCACATGATCGGCATTTTGTCCGTATTCAGTGCAGCACTAAACTATGCTGTTGAACCAATGCACTATATCACTTCAAACCCTATGCAGTATGTCAAATTTCCCAAGGTTGAAAAAGCACCAAGGGAACGCATCATTCTAACCTTGGACGAATGGCAGCAGATCATTGACCGTTTCCCGCCTGATTCCCGCTTTCATATTCCGCTTATGATCGGTTTTTATACTGGTTTGCGTATCTCTGAAACCTTTGCCCTGACTTGGGATGATATAGACCTTGATAACCGCACCATCAGCGTCAACAAGCAGATTGTAAAGCGTAACTTTGGGGCAGATGTCAGAAAGGTTGTTGAACAGAAGGGGAAAAAAGAACAGCGGTCATCATGGTACTTTGGCACAACCAAAACTGTCACATCAAACAGAACTGTGAAGTTTGGTGAAACCCTGTATCGGGCGTTGAAGGCTGAAAAGGTCAGACAGGCAAAGAATGAAATGAAGTACGGTGAATATTACACCATCCATGTCATCAAAGTTGAAAAGGATGAAAAAGGCAATGATATGAAGCGCATAGTTCCAATTCAGAAGTGTATCAATTCGCCTTTGCCACGGGTTCGCATGGTCTGCATTGCAGAAAACGGTCAATATACTTCAACTGATTCCTTCAAATTCTGTTCAAGGGTCATCCATAAAGAACTGCTACTTGCCTTTGATTACCATTCACTAAGGCATACCCACGCCACACTGCTGATTGAAAACGGTGCGGATGTGAAGGACGTACAGACCCGGTTGGGACACACCAACATTGAAACCACCTTGCAGACATATGTGCATGATACTGAAAAGATGGTTGAACGCTCTGTTGATCTGTTTGAACAGGTGACACAGGTAAAAACATCATAA